AGGAAGCAAGTCTTCTTATTGAACAGCCTTATTTTACCGTCCCAGACTCTTTTTTTGAATAGCGGAGAAAATTGGTAGTTTGGTGCAAAAAAGGTAAAGTAGTCCGCAATGTCTCCGATAACAGAGTCACTGGTAAATATTTTCACATAAACCTCATCAACCTTTTTTACTTCTACCAATTCCCTCAACCGTTACCTTTGTCCAACTATGAATTTCTCCCAGTCCATATATGATCTGAGCTGATACGTTCTAGAAGTCAATTCCTTGACTATCATTGTACAATACTCCACAACGTTGTCGTGGAGAACCTTCTTGGCAAGAATTCTCTGTAGATCATCATCTCCCTCTATATAGACGTTCATATCAGACTTGAGAATGAAGCGAAAGGGTTCCCAACCAAACTTCTTCAAATCTTGATCGTCCATCCGACCTGAATAGTATTCGGTCTTGATTTTTTTCATTCTAGCATATTCGAACGTACATTGTTTTGCCGCCAGCGAGTGGTTTGTTAGAATTCTTACATACTTGGCGTGTAGAGTAGGGATCCTGAGAATCTCCTTTCCAGGTTCCGTGGAATCTACTGGACTTTCTTTGTCCCACATATCCATAACTTCATCTATCTTGGGTAGATACATATAAACCTCAAAAATACCAAAGGCTTATGAAGTATACTCGATATGAATGTAATAGTTAAATTCTTTTGAAGAACGAATATGAAAAAGTAGCCGTTGCCGTCAATATTGTTTCTGGGCTTTCTTCATATGACAAATTCACCGCCGAAAGAGAAATTGGAAACAAATCTATGAATTGAAATTTAACGTTTGGGTTATTCTTGTTTGTATTGATCGTCAATATTGCGTCTGAATATGCTGGTAATCCAGAATCCGAACCTGTAGGAAGTTTATTATATCTCGTTTCGAGATTTTGATATTGTTGAAAATTTTCGGGGAAAGTTATACCCACCATCCAATCGTACAAACTCAACCAAGAAACATAATCTTCGTCCACGATAAATTGAACATTGAAATTCTCATATTGAAGCTTATCTCCAGCGAAAGACAAGTCTACGAAAGGCGTCGGGTGCGTTATTGGATTGGTAGAAACTCCCGGCAGATTGACGTTCTGACAAAAAAACGTCATCTCTGGTAGCCTTTCGAAGTTCAGTTGGAACTTGTTGGCCTGAGCGAAACTTTGATTTGATGGATTTTTCGTTGGCATTTTACACAAAAATTACTTCGACTTTTTTATTTATACAAAAAAAGAGGGGGACTTACGTCCCCCTCGAATCACTTTCTTATTATTATTCGTTAGCCAATTACTTCAGGTTAGCGACGATGAACTTGCGATAATAGACGTTGCTGTTATTCGCCAGAGCGCCATCGAACTGAGTCGTGCCCTTAGCAAACGGGTTCATCACCATCCCGTAACGAGTCTTGAAGCCAATTTTTGGCTGGAAGGTGTTGGGGTTGATTGCACGAACCATTTGCAGAGGAACATATGGGCAGTAGAAAAGACCAGCATCATACGATACGGTGCCTTTGTAACCAACCACAACGAAGTCTGCGCCCGCTACAGAGTAGGGATCGACATAGACTTTCATACGACCGAACAGAGTACCTGCAAAAGTATTGCCGGTGTCGTCGACGTTCAGGCTGGTATTGCCTACCAGACCGCCAGCGTAGTCAAGCAGACCTGACATCGCAAGAGCTGAAGCCACGTCGGTTGAACAAATAATGATGTTCCCCTTGCCGCGACGTGTTTCTTTTGCGATTCGGTTAGCTTCGCGCTCGATTTGGAAAATCAGGCTCTTGTATTTTTCTACCTGCCAACGACCATCGGTATCGCCCGAGGTGTTTGCGAGGTTGAATACGCCAGCGACGTTAGCATCGGCAGCGCCAACTTTAGCCACAGCGAAAACTGAACGAACAACTTCCCGGTTGATTTCCGCAAGGATTTCGGTGGAAAGAATGTTGCTGAGTTCGGTTTCAGCGTCGAGACCGTGGACAGCCTTGAGGTCTTGAGCCAGTTCAACGGTGTATTCTGCCTTCAGAGCACGGGTCTTGGCAGTAACCGAGACGCGCTCGATGGAGAAACCCATCTCACCGAATGAAGTGCCACCACCGAGATCTTCAGCAACATCGGTAGTGATACCGACGCCAACGTTGGCGGTGATGCTGTAAATGCTGGTATTGCCCGTGCCTGGGTTCACGTCAGCGTCCGGATCGTTACCGGTCGTGAACGCGGTGTGAGTGCCACTACCTGAGAACGCGGTATTAGCTTCGTTGTAGAAAGCTTCCGCGCGACCATCAGCGATTGTACGGCTGGTAGCGTTTGCGTATACAGAACGCATTGCGAAAATAAGACCGGTTGGACCAGTCATTGGCTGAACGCCGGCGATGTCGTATGCCATGAGGTTGGGCATCGAACGGCGGATCAGGCTGACTAGAATTGGATCAAAACCTGCAACTGGACCGGTTGCGGTGGCACCAGAGGTGTAACCGTCTGTGCCGCCTAGTGAGTTGGCAGGTGATGCTTCGTATAGAGCTTTTGCTTCTTCGCGTAGCGCCTTTTCTTGGTTCTCCAGAATTACCGCAGTGACTGAACGACGGTATGCGTCGTCGATCTTTGGGAGTTCAGGGTGATCAAGAACTGGTGCCCACTTTGATTGCATTGATTCGTCAAGGTACATAGTGGATTCCTTTTTTTACTTGATTATGGTTCTTGAGATTGCGTCAACGTAACGCTGCATATCCGCAGGAACTATTTTTTCTTCCCCGGAAGCGTCAGTTTGATGCGATTCCAACAGATTGCTCTGTTGATTCTTCACTTTGCGAGAGAAATAATTCTCTTTGAGAATTTCCAGCTTCTCTCTATACTCACCTTCTGCGGTGAACTCTACACTCTCTGCGAGTGATTTCATTTTCTCGGTCTGAGTAGCCGTTAGGTCTTCACAGACTTCGAGAATAATTTCGCCCTTTACAGCTTCTTCAATTAGAGAATGCATCTCAATGTTAGCTTCTAGGGCACTATCCAGTTTTTCCTGTAGACGTTGAACTTGTTCTGATAGATCAGAAATGACGTCATACTTATCTTCAGGAATTTCAATATAGTGTTCAACGAACAGATTTCTCAGACCGTCAATAAATTCTTCGGTGATTTCCGTTCGCAGACCTTCTTGGATAGCAATTTTATTTTCTTTTTTCCAATCTTCAGCTACATATGACATATAGCTGTCGATCTTTTGTTCCATTTCTTCTTTGATTTCTTCAACAGTTTCTTGAGCCGCGAGCATAATCTCTTCTTCAAGAGCTTCAGCTACAACCATAGCGCGAGAAATTACAGCAGCTTCGAAAATAGTAGCAGCTTTCTGTTGGAATTCTTCAGAAAGTTCTTCGCCGGCAAAAAGAGCTTCAACGTCTTCTTGAATGCCAATATCTTTCATGATTCCTAGAATCATTTCGCGACGAACTTCTTCGGATTCTTGCACGTCGAAGCTTTCTTTCTTCATGCCTTTACCTTTATATTCGTCCTCGTCTTCTTCGCCTTCGTCCTCATCTTCATCATCTTCATCTTCTTCTTCATCTTCGTCTTTTTCTTCGTAGATGATTTCGTCTTCTTCTTCCCATTCTTCTTCTTCTTTCATTGAGGAAGAAGCGTCTGAAGGTTTAGTAGAAGGAACTGGCGCTTTCTTGATTTTCGAGGCCGCAACTTTACCGATTGCGTTACCCTCTGGCGTTTCTTTAGTGGAACCGCCGAGGTCTTCAATTTCGCCTTCGATTTTTTTTGCGGGATCTGATGGTGCTTTGGCTTTCGATTGATTCAAAATCTCAGCGGCAGCTTCTGCTAGTGTGCGAATAGTCATGTTTAGACTCCTGTTCGTATTAGATTATTTATAATTTTCACAGTTTGGAAATAAACTGTTTGAATTGTCTTAGCTTAACTTCTTCCAACTGCTTTCTTTTCGCTTTCATTATGGTTTTTTTCATTTCTTCAATTTCCATTTCTTGAAGTACACCATTAACAAAGATCCATTCTTTATTCTCCATAATTCCGCGAACGAAAGCATCGGGAGCTGAAGGATCAGCTACAATGTCTGCCGCTGTGGCAAGATAAAAATCATCTTGTACTAGTTGGAAACCGTTGGAAGGCTTGAGAGAACCCATTCCTCTCGAGGAAACTCCAAGTTTGGCCCCTTCATCAATAAGATTCTTGACAATGTTGCCGTATGGCGTGCCAAGAATTTTTGCTTTACCCACATAATTATTGCCGTCTTCTTTCATTGAGACGATCATATGGGAAACCCTGTCAAGATTGATTGATGGAGAGTCCGGGTGACCTAATTCGCCAAACGCTCTTTTTTGATCAACATATTCCTTGACGTATCTATTAACTTCTCTGGCCATTACCGGTTTGGGGTATACTCGACCATTTCGGTTTTTTTGTTCCGCTTGCATAAAAACACCTTCGATGAAATGGCTTTTTTGGCCATTGTTTTCTTCAACGAGGTATTTTACTTCTTCGATTTGTTCTACAATTAGTTTCATGGTAGTCCCATCGCCTTTCTTTTTCTGAGTGATCTTTGTCTTTTAATGAGAGAACGGGCAAGTTTAGCTCTACGCTTAATCTTCGCTCTACGCGCTCCCATTTTACGATGAATTTTTTCTGATGGCATGATTCTTACCATCTTACCACCACGAATAGTGAATCCCGGAACAGCAGAACGTTTTATTCTTCTCTGCACCTTTCCGCCGCGAATTCGCACTTTGATTATTTTAGTGCGACCAACTTTCATTATATTTCGGTTCACTTTTTCTTGTATGTTTTTTCTGATGTCCATTTCTCTTACTACTTTAAGTTTTTAAAAGCAAAATCAGAAACTTGAGCTAAATTTTCAGGGTTGGTATTTAACATTTTAGACAATTTAATTTGATTACTAGGATTCAACTGAGAATGCAACTGTAGAATCGACTTTGCAGTAGTCACATTAACCCTTGTTGTAGAATTATTGTTGAACTTGACGTCTTTTATCTCATTATCATCAACAATTTTCTGAAGTTGATACAAAACTCTCTGGTTCGAACTTTCGGATAAAAGTTCCTCGTTGACAGAAACGTTCTGTATGCCCTTTTCCATCGTATTATATGGCACACTAAATGTCATATCTAATTTGTTTGTTGTATACAGGGCAACCTTTTCTCCGGTTGGAAAGATTCTAATGCCGGTTCTTCTGAGAATGAGAACGTGCGGCGGATCTTTCACCGTTTTCCCAGAACTCTTTGAGATTTTCTCAGAAAGAGTTCTGTTTTTTTCTCTAAACTCAGAAAATTTCATTTATTATTCTTGCTCGTCTTTTTGATACGAAAACATGTTACGAGCAACTTCAACTTTTTCGTCTTCGATCACTTCTTCGACTTTTTGTACCATAGCCTCTTTGAAACCTTCAATAAAATCGTCAGCTTTTCCATTGAGGATAGAATCTAATAAACTCATTTCTGTCTCCCGATCAATTCTTGAACTTTATTATTTATATCAACACCTTGTTGACCTTGTTCCGGAGGCGATTGTTGTTCTTCTGGAGCGCCTTGTTCTGGAGGCGGTTGACCTTGATCCGGCGGCATCATGCCCATCTGACCTTGAAGTTCTGGGTTTTCTTCCATTTCTTTTTTCATTTCATTTTCAATTTCTTCAATTTCTTCTTCTTCCATTCTGAGGACGTTCTTTTGAATCCATCTTTTAGAAAAATATCTACCAATAAACGGATCTACCATCCCAAGAACACTCAAGCGATTCTGAAGAAGTTCCGCCTCTTTCAATTCCGCGAAGTTGTTATCTTTAAGAAAATCATAGTGAATATCTTGCTTGAATTCAGCCCATTCTTCTAGCGTACAGACACCTTTCAGGGCCAGCTGTTTCGAGAGAAGTTCATCGAACAAGATACTGAATCTATCTCGCAATTTATTGATGAATTTCATAAATTTCAATTCATCTCTGGTAATTTCTGAAGACCTACCCAGAGAGAATCCAGAATCAGATTGTAATCTAGAAATAGGAACGCCAAGAGCCTTGTACAGTTTTTCTTGGAAATATCTGACGTCTTCCAACTCGCCAAGGTTTTGTCCGGCAGGAAGCGTGGTTATTTCTGTATTTTTATCGTTATGTCTAGGAATCCAGAAATCTTCAAGCATAGAGAGATGCTTTCTGTCATCTCTAACTTCGCCCGTCGTTGAGTCATAAATCAACTTCGTTCTGAACTTGTTCATCATATTTTGCAGATATTGCTCTGCTTTCATTTTTGGCATGTTGCCAACGTCGATGTAGAAAACTCTTCTCTCGGGAGCGCGAGAGAGACGATATATCACAATGGCATCTTCGACGAACCGAAGCTGGTTCATTGGTCGAATGGCTTTATGTAAGTACGAAAGAACTGTTGCTTTCGTTGGATCGTAGATTCCTGAAGTTACGAACGCAACCGAATCTGGGGAAAGTTTTATCCCACCAACTTGGTTTCCTACAATCTGAGGCTGTTGAGTATTGTTGTTCAAAATCTTTTCATTGTAGATGTAAAATTCATCAATTCTATCTATTACTTCTACGCCATTCTGATCTTTTTTCTTGATGACGTTTTTGATCTTTCGAATTCTTCTAGGGTCAATATATAGCAGGCTTTGTATTCCCGCTTTCGTATCTTCTTTATCAATAACGATGTTATAATACAACCTTCCGTCAATATACCATCGGCGAAAAATCTCATTCCCAAAATTACCAAAATCTAAAAGTTTAAGAATATTATCAAATTCTTCTCTGATCATATCCTTAATTTTATCTGGCTGATTTAAGTCGTCAAGAAGAATACTGACAGCTTTTGATTGGTTGTCGTGAACTACAGATTCATTAACGATATCATCAATCGCGGATTCAACTTCTGGTTGATTTGAGATTGTTCTATATTTGGTAATAAGATCCAGTTCTGATCGATATGATCCATCAAGATCAACATAAAACCCATAACTCCCGGCAGTGGAAATATTGACGGATCCGTCTTCCATCTGTGGAGAAATGGGCGTGGAAATGTTGGGAGCAATTTCTTTCTCCCCGCGCGAAATCTGAAATCCGAATAATTTTATTGCCAAATTCTATACTCCGTCAAAATAGAGGAAGGGCGCACCCTTCCTCTATTTATTCCATTAAGAGAGTATATTAGCGAGAGTGTCAAACCCGGAAGAAGCTGCGCTCTCTTCTGCAGTCCAGTACTGGAATGAGAAAGTCACAGAAAATTCTTCGATTTGGTCGTTGGCGCTCCAGTTAACTTCGATAGGCGAAACGTCAATCGGGAACATACCAATGAACTTGTACTTCTTGATTGCGTTCCCTTTTTTGCTATACT